TTGCCGATCTTCGGAAAGCCGTCGTCCGTTTTGTTCGCGGAGTTTGGCGACGTCGAGTGCTCGTTGAATCCCAGCAAGCGAGAATTCAAGATGCGTTTCGAGATCCAGACCATGCGCTGAATCCCCGTTAAGACTTTGGACCTGTCGAGCTTTGGCAAGATGGTTCGCCCCAACCAGCACAATCGACCACTCATAAAGCTCGGTGACGCTGCGAATGAGGTTGCACGAGTATTTCCACGCTTTGATGGATTTGGTGTCGTACTGCGTGAGGTCACCACCCTCGTCTTCGATGGCTTTGAGAAGTTCCGCGCCCGAATTGAAGTATTGAATTGTTCCGTAGTCCGGGGTGAAGCCGATGGACACGCTGACCGACTTACCCGCGCCCATTCGCTCCATAGCGATCGTGCGAGCTTCTTGACCGGCTTCGGTCGCGTGGAACTGGGCAACGCTCACCAGCTCGTTTCCTTGGATCTTCGCCGAGATCGGCATACCGATGGGGAGATCATCCCAGTCGTGACCAACCAGAATCGCGCCATCGTTCACGAACCCTTTGAGCGCCGCCGAAGTAAATGCACCAGGCGCAAAGACGCACCCGATACGGAGCATGGTCCCCGTGGTCGAAGCTGTGACTTCGATCTGGTTATCCTTGATCGCACCAAGCGCGTGGAAAATGGCGGTCTTCTTTTCGTTCATGTTCATTCAACTGGTCCAAACGGGCTTAGTCCGTCCGACACCCGAACCCATCGGCATTTGCAATTCCCAAGGCAAACCGTGTTCCCTTCCCGAGGGTGAGTAAACGCGGTCGAATCATCAAAAGGAGAAAGCGACGCGATGTAAAGGCAGTCCGGACAATGTTCGGCAACGCCCAACTGCCAGTCATACTTTTCATCCGGCGTTCCGGCGGCAATAAAGCCCGCTGACGCGCTCGAAGAGGTCTTTAGGCTGTAGAGCCCTGCCCGCTGCCGAAGTGCCCCTTCGATGTCAAGGGACCCGTCATCGCCGTTGTACCGCCCGTCTTCAATGTCCTGAAGGAAGCCAAGCAGGAATTCCTGCTCTACGTCGGTCGTGGTCTTGGTAAAGTTCGCAACTTGGTCAGTCGTTGGCGTCGCTCCGCCCGTTTGGAGCCCGAGCGTGTACTGAACTTTGTGGGTGTCGTAGATCGCTTGAGTCAGCTCGCTTTTGAGCCCTTCGATATCGAGCTTCCCCGCTTTGTAGTCGTCAAAAGCGTTCATCATCGCCCGGTCCATCTTATTAATGTTCCGGTTATGCGTTGACTGTGCCAGCTTGTCTCGCGTGACCTTGTGGGTGACGATGCCCGGCGTTCGTCCGGCATTCTCTAGCCGTTTCCGGTTGGCTTCGCCCATGCGGATAGCCCAATCCGAAAGCCCTTGTTTCTTTGCCGTGTCCGCTGGTGCGCCGATGCCCGACGCCCGCGCCTGAAGGTCAAAGTAGGTCACACCCTTATCAGTGCTTTCCGGGGTCTCGCCCATCACCTCTTTAGCCCGGTAGCGGTCGATGATGCCCGCTAGGAAGTTTGCTCGGTTGTTCTCGTCTCGTGCGTTGGTTTCGTCGGCAAGCCATGATACGGCCGAAGTGTCCCACGCATACCGGAACATGGCCGGGTCCATTCCGAACTCGGGAAGGATCTGTTGAGACCACTGCGCCGCCATATCCCGCGCCATCGGAAGCACCGTGAGGTTACCAAGCGCGTCAAGTGCTTCAGCAAGGTTCGCGTAGGTCTTGGACGAAGAGGGCAACCCGAACGCCATCGGATCGCCACCGAGCGCCGCGCAAATTCGGTCGGTTGGAATCGAGCGAATCGCTCCAAGGTCAAGGTCTTTCGGGCTGAACGTTAGCGGATTGATTTTTGACGGAAACGGCAAGTAAACCGCTTGGCCGCGAGCGTCCAAAATTGTCTCATTGATCAGGTCACGCATATCCCGCATTTGTTGCGGAGTCGGAGCCGTGCCGCCTGGTGGAACCGTTTCCGGCGTCATCACGTGCGCGCCAGTCGCCCCATTCCGAAGAAGGGTATCGAGCCAACCCGACGCCTGATTATCCGCGCTGACTTCCCGAAGCTGACCGTAAAGCGGCGAGAAGCCGCAACGAACGTCAAGCGGATCAATCCCGTTGCGGGTCATCAAGACGTCTTCGTAGTTCAGATCAACCGGACCCGCGCCATAGGCCACGTAACGATAGTGGGTGATTAGCTTCAGCCCATCGGGATTGTCACGGTCGCTTAGGATCTGCGTCCAGTTGTGAGGCATGTACCAAAAGCCGATGAGCCGCCCCGCGTTGTCCCGTCGCTTAAAGAGAAACGAATGCCCGCGAGTGTCCAACGAAAGGATAAGGCCAGCAATCAGGGCATTCCCGTTGTAATAGTCGTTCGGGTGATTGAAAACGTTGACCGCTTGAGCGACCTGCGGACCTTGAGCACGATTCCACTGATTCTTGGCCGGGTTCCACTTTTGGACGATTAGCTCCAAGTCCTGAAGCATCGTCGCTTTTCGCTGAATGCACGTCGCGACAATCGAATTGTTCCACGGATCGCCAACCTCTTCGGCGTAGTTGATTCGCGAATTGCGAAGCCACGGCGTAGCACGGTACATTGACGGGCCACGGTTCGGGCCTTGCGGACGGAATGCCTGCAACCACTTGGTAGCCGTTTTTAGTAGGTTCATAGCATTACCTTTCGCCAATCGTCGAGATCCATAGAGAAGCCTGTCTGTCTCGGCCGGAACTCCCATGCAGCCAACGCAAGTCCGATAACCGTGTCATCGTGCATGCCGTCGGGTGCGTTCATCGTCACGGTTCCTTTCGCGGTCACGTCGTATTCGTAGGCAAGCAACTCGCCAGTCTGTACCGGGTCATTCAAAAGTGAAATCGCTCGCCGCTCAAACTGAAGTTGCAAATTCTCAATAAGCTGTCGTTTTGAGTCGTGCGTGAACTTGAAAGACACCACGCGATGACTCGGAAGCCGCCGCCGAATCAATTCATAGACTGGGTCCCCGACGCCCGTGGAATCGACCACGAGCACCGCGCCGGGGTGTTGCTCGACGACTCGCGCCACCCGTTCTACCGTCGCTTCCCACTGGATGCCGTTCCATCGGCTTAGGTGGTTTTGCCGCCCGTCCTCGCCTAGACCACTGAGTACCGAATAGTCCTGAGTCCGCGCAAGGTCAAGCCCGAAAAACTTACAAGGGTCGCCCTGCGTGTGGCTACCAATGCACTCACGAACGCCTTGGAACACGCCGCCCGCATCTTCAAGGAACTCCGCTAGATACTCTTGCCGGAATGACCGTTCCGGCATTTGCGCGCGGGCGATTTCGATGAACGATGACCGGATGTACGGGTTTGCCGACGTTGGAGCATGAAACGATGCCCAAAGGCTTTGCGTCGGGTCCTGCCCGCGCTGGAATGCTTCATGGAAGAAGTTCATCCCCTTGGGTGTGCCGAGTAGCCAGGCCTCGCCGCTGTAGTCGCTAAGCGTCGGAAGAATCGCGTCGTTCCAGATTTGGCCTAGCTTCTTGCAAAGCCCGGCTTCGTCGATCGCGACCCGTTTGTACTTTCGCGAACGGCCGGCGTCTTCGTCTTCGAGCGTCCAACCTTCCCACGTTCCGCCGTTGATCAGCTCAATTCGCCGGTCCGTCGCGTTAGCCGACTTGATGACCGGCTTCAGCCTCACCACCATGTCACGGAACGATTGAGCGAGGAGCTTGTACGTTGGAGCAAAGTAACCGAACGGGGCCGCTTCGTCGACCATCGTTTCGACGGCCAGCTCGCAGTTCACAAGGTGGGTCTTTCCAAACCGACGACCGCAGGCGACCGCGTTAAACGTCTTCCGAGCCGCTAAGATCCTCATCTGCCCCGGGTGAGGCATCGGGATACTCAATGCGATCTCTTTTGACACGGATGACTACTTCCCCGGAGTGATCGAGCTTCTCGGTGAACATTCCGAGGTACTTACCTTCGAGTTCAGCGGCTTTGAGAGCCGCGCTGAACTGCCCCGCTTCTTCTGCCAATTTGCCGCGTCGTTCGATGTCTCTCAAGACGTCGTCAGCGGTTCTCTTGGTCCGTTCCGCTCGTTGCGCAAAAGCTTCTTGGATAGCTTGCTGAATCAAAGGTTTTGAAAGGTTCTCGGTTGATATGGATTGAGCCGTTTTCGCGCTGTATCCTGCTTTGATCGCCGCCTGTGTCGCGTTTAGGTCAACAAGGTATTCCTGAACGAATAGCGCCTGCTTTGGGGTCAGCTTGCTATTCGCCATCGCGTCAGTTCCTTGGCTTCCCGCCGTTGCGCTCGTTGCTTCCGGAGTCGCCACGCCCGCATTCGGCTCCGGGTGTTGAGCTTGATCTTAGCCAACGTTCCCCGGCGGGTTGACGTCCTCACTGTCCGCACTGTGGTTCGGGTTCATGGTGCCGACAACCGCAAGCACGATCCCCGTGGCCACCGTCGCCTCTTGGGGGCTAAGCACACCACGCAGAGACAGCATCGTCAAAATGCCACCGACCACGGCCATGATGGACTTCGAGTTAAATACAAAATGCTTAAATGGCTGATTTTTCATGGCTTAACCTCGCGATAGCTTTTCTTTGATCCATTCCAAATTGGTCTGAATTTGGGTGAGTGTTTCCGCGACGTGCCGAAGCTCGGTGTTTTGGTTGTCGCTCTGGCGCTTCACCGCCGTGAGGTCGTTCTTGACCGCCTGCATGTCCACCCAAAGCTTTCCGCAAGCCACAGCAAGGCCCAGAACCGCTGAAGAGGCCACGGTAGTGACAAACGTTGTGAAGTCGATTGGGATTGTCATCGGCTTTAGTTCAAATCGCCCCGTCCGTGCCGGGTGTGGCGCCCAGGCGGTGCGGGGGTACTGCGGCCCGAACCATGGCGAGAAAGGGCCCATAACGAAAAAGGCCCCGCCTGATTATTCAGTGGGGCCTTCAAAAATTGTGGATATTCAGTCACACCGGTATCGGTATAACGAGAAAAGGGTATCACGGAATTGGCCGCTTGTCAAGGGCTGTCGAAAAATCTCAGGAAATTCATCGAGCCCCCGAGGGCATGACCCACGTATCGCCAACCTTCTTCGCCCCATCAGGGATAGGCGCATCGTCTTCAATATCGATCCCGCCAAATTCGAACGGGGTCGCCCGCATCTTGGCGACAAGGTCTTTCATGAACTGATTGAGCACCGTGCCCGCAACTAGCGGCTTTGGGTAGCCAAGCAAAAACATGACCCCTGCGTCGGCAAGCATCCTTGGCCAAAGCTCGCCGGGATAAGCGTTCTCAATCTTCGTGATGTCACCGCCGCCACGCCCGTCGCATTGTGAGGCCGACGGAGCATAAACCCAGAGTAGGAACGGCTTGGCTTTCCGAAACGTGCGTACCGACTGGATGTACTCCGATGCCGCAAGATTCAAGGACTGCCCCGTCATGCCCCCATTGCCGTTCGGCCTGATCCTGAGCTGAATGCCGTTCGCCCCACCCGCCTGGTAGTCAGCCCAAAGCTGAATCAACTCGATCGGCGTAAAGTCCCTTCGTCTTTTCATCCCGCCCTCCTTCCTTGGTATCGGTCGTTCCAGAATCACTTGAGTTCTGCCGGTTGAAGTTTTGATTCCTCTAGCGAGATCGCTCCTCGGCGTATTGCCATCATCAAGAAATCGACTCGCCTCGCCTTGTGGATGTCCTTCTTGGGGAACCTATTTTTGATCATGTCGAGCGCCGCGGCCCGCACGGATTCACCGTCAGCGTCGGCCCAATTCCCGCCAAATTCGCCGCTGACTGCCCACCATCGTAAGCCTTTTCCGGGCGTCGAGTCCGCCGCTCTACCGGGCAGGAACCGGCGGAAATCAACCCATCGAGGTGGGCGTTGCATGTCCGAATTCATGATCTTCTGGCAAGCCTGTTCGACTTCCCGATCGCTATATTCCTCAAGATTTGGCTCCCATGCTCGCCAAAGGTTGTTCGGCAAACCAGCCTGATTGAAGTTCCCCCAGAGCTTCGCCAAGGCCACCTGCTTTGGGCTTTGGCGGTTCTCGTAGCCGCTCATCGGATGACCTCACGTTGCCTTCGAAAGGCTTCCCGCTTCCTGTCGATCTCATCCTGGTCATGCCCTTCGGGGACGGGCAGCTTCGTCGGGTCGAATGCGGCAAGCGGGTTTGATTTCCCGAAAATCGCGCCGGCGCTTTTCGGCATAAGCCTCGTCACGGGGTCCGGTGGGTTTCCGGTTTCCGGGTCCGGTTCTCCCACAAAAATAAAATTGGGCCCAGGTTGAAGTCTTGCGGCAGGTGGCTCGGGGTCAGCAATTTCCGGGGCCTCCCCGTTCTTAGTACCTACTACCTCTTGTATTTCTTTATTGGGATGGGATGGGATGGGATGGGATGGGAGTAGCGTTACATGGTGTGTTACATGCGCGTTACATTCAATCGTGTTCGCATCCTGTAACAGCGTTACATCCGCGTTACACGATGCGTTACCATCAGCTTGCAACGGTGTTACACTCGGTTGTTTAGTTGGCTTCTGTGTTCGCTTCGATTCGCGATGAGCGGCAACCCTAGCTGCGGCTTCTTCGGCTTTCGCCTCTCGGGTTTGCTTGGACGGGTTGTACTTGAGGAATGACCGGATCTGATACCCGCCATCGACCTTCACCCACCACGGATCGCTGCCGCCTTTGCCTTCTATGAGGTCCTTGAGGCCGGTGGTGCGACCTCCTCGCAGTTTAAGTAATCGAGCATCCGAAATGAACCCGTCCGTCTTGAGGCGGTTGGCGCAAGTGATGCCGCAGATGTGGAGCGCGATCGCGTTGTCGCTCATCAGGGCGGTATCGTCCTCGTCGTCAAAAGTGTCGGTGATCCTAGCCCAAGCCATCAGTCAATCACCTCAATGGTCACCACGATTTGGCACTTGCCCCCGTGCTCCTTCTGCGTGCCCTTTAGCTCAACGTCTCCCACTTTTAACCACTTCCTAGTGTCGTCTGGTATCCAGCCCGCGTCCACGATGCCGTCGTAAGCTGCCTTAAGTGCGCCAATGGCGTTAGGTTCGTCGCGTGGTCGATAGATGTCCGGATCTGCGCTTGGCCCCATGTACCAATCGGTCGAAACTCGAATGCGCCTCGGGTACCAATCGCTAGGCTTGGCATTTTTGGCGAGCAACTTCACCACGTCCCGGTATCCCGTGGCTCGCTCGGTGCCGTTGGCTGCCTTGTGCCTTTGTCGCCAATGGTAGTGGGCATTCTGGCTCAATGCCCTTGGGGGAAGAGGGATAGTAAACGAGTAGATCAATCCTTCACCCCACAAATCTGCTTCACTGAATCGAAATCAAGCCTTAACTGGATGGCGATATCTTCAAAGCCATATCCTTGCTTGCGAAGCCTCTCAATGGTCGCGACGTGGCACTTGGTCGCTTTCATGAACGGGCGGCGAGCATGAACACGCCGCTCCCACTTGACTGAGTTATCACGGTTAAAATCGCTCAACGTTCGCCTCTAATCGGTTGGCCGCTTCGTCGAGCACGGCCACGTAGTAGAGCGCATATCCATCCTTTGATTCCACGCGCTTCACGTCCAAACCAAACCCCCGAAGGGCGACGGCAAGCTGGTCGCTCGCCATGTCCTTCGGGGCAAGATCGGTCGGGCTTGCCATTAGTCGTCCTCGAAGGGGTCGTATGCCGCCGCCTCGGGTGTTGGCGCCGCATTCCGCGCCGGTTGTCTCGTAGCTCCTTCGGGATCGTCTTTCACTCGGTCCAGGCCCTTCACGTTGTCCGCAGTGACTTCCCAAATCTCACGCTGCACACCTTCTTTGTCGGTGTACTTGCGAGACTCAATCCGGCCATCGACGGCGATTAGGCGGCCCTTCGTGATGTAGTTCGAGACGTATTCGGAGTTGTGCCCCCAAGCTTTGACGTTAAAGAAATCGGCGGTCGGTTCGTTCGGATCGGTCGGCTTGCGGCCCTTCTCCACCGCAATGGAGAAGGTGGCGTAGTTCTTTCCCGTGGTCGTCGTGCGGATTTCCGGATCTCGGGTGAGTCGACCAATGAGGACGATGCGGTTAAACAATCAAGGCCTCCTGAGTCTTATCGGCAAACGGGTCTTCAGTCGCGCCAACCAGTTCGGGCTTTTCAAGATTCGGGAAGCCTGATCCAGCCCATTCGATCACCGTCTCAATGTCACGCAATC